TTTTCAGCGTGTCCGGTTCGCCGGTCACCAGCGCCGGCACCCTCACCGGCACCCTGGCCACCCAGACGGCCAACACCGTGTGGGCCGGGCCCACCACCGGCGCAGCGGCCGCGCCCACATTCCGGGCCCTGGTGGCGGGCGACATCCCCACCATCGCACAATCGCAGGTAACCAGCCTCACCACCGACCTGGCCGGCAAACAACCCCTCGACACCGACCTGACCACCATTTCGGGCCTTACTCCGACCAACGACGACTTCCTGCAATACAAGGCCGGCGCATGGGCCAACCGCACCATCGCCCAGGTAAAAACCGACCTCGGCCTTACCGGCACCAACTCCGGCGACCAAACCATCACCCTCACGGGCGACGTCACCGGCTCGGGCACCGGCAGTTTTGCCGCCACCATTGCGGCCAACGCGGTGAGCAATGCCAAATTCCGGCAAAGCACCGGTCTTTCGGTGGTAGGCCGTTCGGCCAGCACCACCGGCGACGTGGCCGACATCACCGGCACCGATGGCCAGGTGCTGCGCGTGTCCGGCACCACGCTGGGCTTCGGCACCATCGCCAGCGCCGGCATTGCCTCCAGTGCCGTCACCTACGCAAAAATCCAGAACACCACGGCCTCGCGCCTGCTCGGCAACCCCACCGGCGTCGCCGCTGCGCCCTCTGAAATATCGCTCGGCGCCACGCTGGCATTCAGCAGCACCACCCTGCAAACGGCTGCCATCACCGGCGACGTCACAGCCGCCGCCAACTCATTCGCCACTACCATCGCGGCCAACGCGGTGAGCAATGCGAAATTCCGGCAAAGCACCGGTCTTTCGGTGGTCGGTCGTTCGGCCAGCACCACCGGCGACGTGGCCGACATTACCGGCACCGATGGCCAGGTATTGCGCGTGTCCGGCACCACGCTGGGCTTCGGCACCATCGCCACCGCCGGCATCGCCGACACGGCCGTCACTTTTGCAAAAATCCAGAACATCACCACCGCGCGCCTGCTCGGGCGCAGCACCGCCGGCAGCGGTGTGGTGGAGGAAATATCGATAGGCTCCGGCCTTTCGCTTTCGGCCGGTGTGCTCAGCGCCACCGGCGGCGGATCCGGCACCGTCACGTCGGTGGCCTTGTCGCTACCTACTATTTTCAGCGTGTCCGGTTCGCCGGTCACCAGCGCCGGCACCCTCACCGGCACCCTGGCCACCCAGACGGCCAACACCATCTGGGCTGGGCCCACCACCGGCGTCGCGGCCGCGCCCACTTTCCGGGCCATGGTAGCCGCCGACATACCCGATGCGCTGATCACCTACGCAAAAATCCAGAACACCGCGGCCTCGCGCCTGCTCGGCAACCCCACCGGCAGCGCCGCGGCGCCCTCCGAAATATCGCTCGGCGCCACGCTGGCATTCAGCAGCACCACCCTGCAAACGGCTGCCATCACCGGCGACGTCACGGCCTCCGCCAACTCGTTTGCCACCACGGTGGGCAAAATACAGGGCCGCACGGTGGCCAGCACCGCACCCACCGACGGGCAGGTGCTTACCTGGAACAATGCAGGCTCACAATGGGAGCCGCAGACACCATCGGGCGGCGGTGGCGGCGGCGGAGCGCCCACCACGGCGCAATACCTCACCCTCGCCACCGATACCACGCTCACGGCCGAGCGTGTGTTCACGCCTGGGCTCAACCTTTCGGCCACCGATGGCGGCGCGGGCAGCACTTACACGCTCAATGCGTTGGGCGGTGTTATCAGTCCTACACAACTTACTGCCGACCAGGACAACTACGCACCCAGTGGCTGGAGCACCAGCACCATCGTGCGCATTTCTGGCGACACCAGCATCCGGGCCATCACCGGCTTTGATGCCACGGGCCTGAGCGATGGCACGCGCCGCACCATCATCAACACCGGCACGGCGCCCATCTATGTGGCGCCCGAACACCCCGACAGCACCGCCGGCAACCGTGTGATCGGCGATTGCGACCAGTTTATCCCCGGCAACGGCGGCATCATGGAATTGATACTTGATGGCACCAGCAGCCGCTGGCGCGTCATAAGTACCACTTTCAACCCCGCTATGCCCGGCATGTGCGGCATGCGGGGCCACTCCATGACGGTGTCGGCCGGTTCCACCAACTCCAGCGACTGGGGCAACCTGTTTTTTACGGGCACCAACGACACCAACGGCGGCACCAGCACCCTGCCGGGCAACTGGGAAATCAGTACCGGCGCCACGGCCACCGGCAATGCCAACATTTACCTCAGCAAAACGGTGCTCAACCCCGTCGCGTTTGGCTCGGCTCACATGGTCATGTCGGCCCTGGTGCATTTGCCCAACCTCAGCGACGGCACCAACACCTACACCGCACAACTGGCCTACATACCCACCCCCAGCAGCACCACGCTGGCGGTCAATAATTCAGTGGGCATCCGATACACCAACGGCACCAACTCCGGCAAATGGCAGGCATTCACCCGCGACAATGCCGGCACCGAAAGCACCGCCAACCTCGGCATCACGGTGGCAGCCGATACGCCGTACCTGCTAAGCGTCTGTGTGGACAAAGGGCGCAGCGAAGCCCGTTTTTTTATCGATGGCGTCTTTTGCGGCCGCATCACGGGCAACATGCCCAACGCCGTGGCCACCGGTTTGCGCTTCGGCATTTTCAAGTCAGTCGGCACCACCGCGCGTGTGTTCCGCCTGGCGTCCTGGTCATTTTTCACCCTCTATTCATAAAAGAAATGGTAACCTCCCTCAGCATTTCCGACGATCTCAAAACCGCATTTGCCGCGCGCGATTTTTCGACGCTCAACAGCATCGACGACCTCCGATCCTGGTATTTCGGTCCGGATGTGTTCACCTTCATCGGCACCCTTTCCGGGCGGGTGAAAGCCCTGAGCGACACCGCCACGCCGCGCCTTTTTGAGCAGAGCGAAACCAACATCACACGCGCCTGGTCGGAGCCCGAATTGGTGCTCTGGCTGTCGCAAAACGTCACCTACGAAAACCACGAATTCGAATCATTCAACACCGGACTCAACCGCCGGTGCACGCTCACGGTGGGCGGTGTCGAATTCATCGGCGAACAACTGATCGGCAGTCTTTCGCAGGAAAATGCCGACCTCGAAGCACTCGCCCAGGCCATCCTCGAACTGCTCAACGACGAAAACTTCGACAACTACCGCGCATAACCATGACCACCCAAACCGGCACATACAACGTCATCACTCCCAACGCCGAACTCGCCGTCACCCTCGAGCGGGCGCGGCAACACCTGCGGAATGAGGACCTGCACTATGATGATGACTACATGCGCGGCATCATTCGTGCTGCCGTGGATGTGCTGGAGCGCACCTATGGACTGGCATTGCTGACCCAGACGGTGCGGCAATGGCACGCTTCATTTCCATGTGATAGTGCAAAGCCGATGATGCTGCGTATTGCCCCGCTGATCAGTGTAACGAGCATTCAATACATTGACAGCGCGGGCGCTACGCAGACTTGGAGCGCCTCCGAATACACCACCGGCCACTACAATGGCCGGCCCATCATCGTGCCAAAAACCACCTACACCTGGCCGACCGATACCGACCCCGACCACCCCAACGCCGTCATCATCACCTACCAGGCCGGCTATGGCGACAAACCGTCGAACGTGCCGCCCGTCATCACCCAAAGCCTTTTACTTTCCATCACTGATTTCTACGAAAACCGCACCGACTCCGTGCGCAACCTGCCCACCACCGTGGACCGGCTCATGCAGGGATTCTACCGGTTTTCGTGCTAAAACACACGCGCAGCAATGAAAATTCAACTTGACACCGACCTCAAAACCATTAAAATATTGGAGCCCGTGCCGCTTGCATTGCTCGTCGATTTTGTCACCGAAACACTCGGCGATACTCACATCGAAGAGTACACAATCGTGCCGGAAAACTGGAAAGAACCGGACCAGATCGGCAGCATCACAACAACCCCGCATCCGCCACTTACGTGGCGCGAGCAGCCCAATTTTACCTTTGTTAGCGCCCCAGGCACCACCAGCGCGACGGCAGCCATCATAAACGAAACAAACTAAACCCATGCCCAAAGCACCCTCCGCCGGTGAGATGCGTTACCGCATCGAAATCCAGGAAGCCACCGGCGCCAAAGACGGCGCCGGCTACGGCCAGATGGTGGACACCTGGACCACCGTGGCGACGGTGTGGGCAGCCATGACCAACCCCTCCGCCGGCAACCGGGAGCAAGTGTATGGCGACGTCGAAACCTCGGTCACGCGGGTACACTGGACCATTTGGCATCGCGACGACCTCAGCACCAACCGGCACCGGGTGCGCACCACCCTGGGCGATACCGAAACCCTCTACGACATTATGAACATCCAGCACATCGGCTACCGCGACAAAATGGTGCTCATCACTGAAAAACGCATCGTCTGACAATCAAATACACGCATTCAGGCACACAAATAAAAAATCTGCGCGATTCTCGCGCGTCACAAATCAAACACACTATGGCATTCCTGAACCTTTCCGAATCCTCCAACGCTCGCACCAACTGGATCACCATCGGGCTGGGGCTCATCATCGGGGTACTTTCATTTTTCAAGATCATCCCCGACCTCAACACCGCCCAGAGCCTGGGCAAAGACGTGGCCGACCTCATCACCTACGCCACCGTAGGTGCCTGGACCTCGGTTTTTACCGTCCTGCTCAACCTCTACAACACCCTCACCCACCTGTTCAAAAAGCCGTAAGGCTCCAAACACGCATCACCGCCCCCCTCCCTTCGGGGATGGGGCCGGGGGTGAGGTACCACGCACATGCAAATCGGGAAATACATACACGCCAAACTGCTCGCCGATACCGCCGTGGCGGCCATCGTGAGCAACCGGATTTACCCGGTGTTTATTCCGGCCACCGTGACCGGCGTTTCCATCATCTACATGGTGAGCAACGAGCCGCACGCCATCGGCAAAGGCGAAGATTCCACGCACACCAAAAGCCTGGTGACGCTCCACCTCTGGGCCGATGCCAGCCAGGGCGCCCAGGTTTACAGCGTGTTGGAGGATTTGGATGCGGCCGTGTACGATGCTTTGCACCTGGTGGATGCCACCGCCGGCGGCATCACCGTCGATTCATGCCGCCACCTCGGCACCGACGACGGCCGCGACGACAACAACCTCTACTATCTGAAAACTGCCAAATATCAAATCATTCACCGCCGGTAACGGCAACCATACGCAGCAGCATGGGCAACTTCAAACTCATCATCGAAAAAGGATACCAGATTTTGCAATCGCCGCAAGGTGAGCGCATTAATCACATTAAAGAAACCACAATCTACCAAAATGCAGACAGAACTGGAAAATGCTTTTTGACCATTTATGCAAATTTTGAGTCATCTACCAGCCTAAAATCCTGCATTTACGACAAAACCACCCAAAAACTATACACCCCTGACGGCGAAATGTTGCCGTTTACGATTTTGGATATTGAAATTTCCAAAATCTCAACGACGGTAAAATGCTTTTGCCTGGTCGATTTTGACTACGAAACCAAACACAACGCCTGAACCCATGCTCGAACTCATCATCGAACGCGGCATGCAACTGCTCCAGACATCCGAAGGCGAAAAACTGCCCCGGGTGATCGAAACGGTGATCCGCCAACGGGGCGGCGAGCCAGGTCACTGCCAGTTTACGATGTTCGTGGATGACGCGGGCTGCTGCAAATACCAACGCGACAAACAACGCCTCATCACGCCGCGCGGCAAACACCTGCGCAACGTGAAGGTGCTGAAATACAAGGACGCCGAAGGGCCCACCATACCCGCGAAAGTGCTGTGCGAATGCACCGTGGCATTTTTCCTGGATACGGGGCACGAAAAACATTTTGAAAATTTGGTCACTGCCTGATGGATGCACAACTGCAAATCGAAATAAACACGCTCATTCGCAAACTCGACGGCCTGGCCGACATGACGCGGCGCGAGCGCAACAACATACTCGGCGAAGCCGCCGGGCCACTGCAGGCAGCCATCGCCGGCCGGGCGCCCGTGGGCGACGCTCCACACTACCGATACAGCACCCCAAAACTCAACAACCGACTGAAAGCGCCCAAAGGCATGGGCAACATAGTGGCCACCTACACCCCCGGCAACCTGCGCAAATCGGTGCAAATACTCAAATTCAGGCGATCCAAAGCCGTGTTTGTGGGCCCCAAAGTGCAGCGCAGCACCAAAACCCCCGACGGCTACTATGCCCACATGGTCAATGCCGGCACCATCCACCAGGGCGCCCAGCGATTTGTGGAGGCCGGTGTGGCCGCCGGCGGCGATGTGGCCCAGCGCATGGCCATCAACCTGATGAAAAGAAAAATTGAGGCTTACGCCGCCCAAAATGGAATGAAATAACCGCGACGACGCAGGGCGGACGGATTCCGCCAGAATGAATAAACAATGAAAATCGAATTTCTCAAACCTTACACCGACGAATTCGGCAAAAACTATTTCCCCGGATGGGTTGCCGACATGAGCCAGCCCGATGCCGAGCGCCTCATCGGTGCCGGCGTCGCCAACCCCGCCAAAGAAGGCGCCTACCCCCGCAAAGCCGCCGCCCCGGTGTTTGAGTGCGCTACACCGGGCAGTGGCCTGGCGCAAACCCTCAGCAAAGTGGCCGATGCCGTGGAGGAAGCCGTCGCCAAACAACAAAACCAACCCCTCGCCGGCGACATCAACCCCACCGGCGAAACCGTCACACTCGCAGAACTCACCGAAAAACCTGCCAAAAAGTCGTTTTTCAAATAAGCAAACAAATAAACAAACACTATCATGCCGACTACCGGAACTGTTCTCGCCAAGAACATGAAAATCTATGTGGGCGCCACGGCAATCACTTGCCAGTTGAATGCCTCTATTTCGCAGAGCACCAACATGTTCCAAACGACATGCAAGGACTCGGCCGCCAACTCGACCTTCCTTCCCGGTGCGAAGGAGTGGACCATCTCAGGCTCCGCCAACTTTTCCTTTGATGCCACCTATGGCTATGAGGAACTTTGGGATCTCTGGGATGCACAAACCACGGTCACGCCGATATTCCAGACCGGTGTCACCGGCGACCTGAAATGGTCGGGATCGTCGTACATCTCCGAACTCAACGCCACCTCCGATGGCGTGGATGCCGCCGTGGAGTACGACGTGTCCTTCCAGGGCACCGGTACGCTCACCAAAGCCACCGTTTAATCATTTGGGGCGGCCGGGTTTACATCCGGTCGCCCCAAATCACCACCACCACATCAAAATGACCCACTACATCACACTACATGGCGAAGAGCGGCCCGTCACATTCAGCCACGCCGTCGCCTACGAATACGAACTCAAAACCGGCCGATCTTATGAGGCCGACGTGGCCGAACTGGCCGCCCAGGTTATCCTGGCCGGGCAACACCTCGGCACCGACGACGTGGCCACCGCCGTGCGCACCATTTCCATCGTGAAATACGTGGACATCATGTTTGCCGCGATGTGCGTGGGCTACCGCAAAACCAACCGTACCATCCCTTTCACCGTGTACGACCTTGCCGAATGGCTCGGCGAAGAGCGCCAGGTGGCGGGCGCGCTCACCACCATGTTCCTGGAGGCCAATTTCAACCTCAAAGCCGACCCCGACAACACCACCGACCCCGGCCCCGCCGAGGCCCCGGATGACGCAAAAAAAAAGGCCGCATCGACTGGGATGAGCGCCTGACGCTGGCCGCTGAAATGGGCATGTCGGAGGCCGAATTTTTCGACACCACGCCGCGCCATTTCAATCGGCTGCGCATCGCATGGCTCAACAACCGGCCCGCCCTCGAGGCGGCGCGGTTCGTGTCGTACCACGTGCTGCGGTCAGCCGGCTCAAAAATTCGCCGGTTCGACCAGGTGGTGCGGTTCCCCTGGGATATCCGCCAGCCCCGTGTCGCCCTCGAACCCTGGGACAGCCCGGCCATGCTTCGATTCAGCGAAGAGGCCGACCGTGCCCTCGCCATCCTCAACCCCGAAGCCTATGCCGCCTACATGGCCGGCAAGGAAGCCAGGGCCAACGCCGCGGCGGTGGATCCGGTCGGTGATGATTTGACGATTGAAATGGAGGTGGATTTTTAAACAATGGGAAAAATGAAGCACACCGTCCCCCCTGGAGGGGGGTGAGGGGGGTGTCCCCCCTGGAGGGGGGCAAGGGGGGTGAAACACCGCGAGCAAAAACAACAAACACAAAACAAACCGCACCCATGCCCAGTATATCAGATTTGAACGTCCGGCTCGGCCTTATTTACAAGGATTTCGACAAAGGGCTCGAAAGTGTGGAGCGCAAATTGCGCGCATCCGGCCGCCGCCTGAGCGATCTGGGCGACCAACTCACGGTGGCCATCTCCATCCCCCTGGCAGCGGCCGGGGCGGCGGCGGTGAAAAGTGCGGGCGATATCGAAAGCCTGCAACTGGCCCTGGAGTCGCAACTGGGCAGCGCCGAAAAAGCCCGCAAGGAATTGGAACTGCTGCGCCAAGAAGCCCTGAAGCCCGGCCTGGGATTCGAGCAAGCCGTGCGGGCATCGGTGAGCCTGCAGGCCGTCGGATTTTCGGCGGAGAAGGCCCGCAAGGTCACCAGCGAATTCGGCAATGCGCTGGCCCTGGCCGGCAAGGGCGCCCAGGAACTCGACGGCGTGGTGCTGGCCCTCACCCAGATCACGGCCAAAGGCATCGTATCCGCCGAGGAAATCAATCAAATCGCGGAGCGGTTGCCCCAAATCCGCACCCTGATGCAGCAGGCATTCGGCACGGCCAGCACCGAAGCCATCCAAAAAATGGGCATCACCTCGCAGCAATTAATCGAAGGCATCACCACCGAACTGCAAAAACTACCGCGCGCCACCGGCGGCATCAAAAACAGCCTCGAAAACTTTTTCGACGCCATCAAAGTGGGTGCCTCCAAATTTGGCTTTGCCATTGCCAAAGCCGTGGACCTGCCCCAGAATCTCGAATCGCTTTCCGCCGGCCTGAGCAGTCTGGCCGATGGATTTGCGAGCCTCAACCCCAACGTGCAGCAGTACATCGTGTATGCCGGTGCGGCCTTTGTGGCCACCGGGCCGCTGGTGAAAGTATTTGGCGCCGTGAAGGGCGGCGCTGCCCAGATGATCGATGTGTTGCAAGGCGCCGGCCTGATCCTGAAAAACACCGGCTCCGCCATCCTGGGCCTCACCGAAGCCGTCAACCGGCTCAAACTGGCGATGGGCATTGTGGGCATCGTGGCGGCCGTGGGCGCGGCGGTGTATGTGCTTTCTGAGCGGTTCGACGCGGCTGCCTATTCGCAGCAGCAATTCGCCGAGGCATCGCGGGCCGTGTACAGCGAAACGGCCAAAGAAATCGGCGCGCTGGACCGGAATTTTGCGGTGCTGAAAAACGTGGCCAGCACCAACGGCGAGCGCAAAGCCGCCATCGATGCGCTGCTGCAGCAATATCCCCAATACCTGAAAGGCATCAACCTGGAAATTCAGAGCGTTGATCAACTTTCGAAGATCCAAAACACCCTCACCGAAAGCATCCAGCGCAGTGTGGCCGAACGAAAGAAGGCCGAGGCACTCAACAACATATACGGCCAGCGTGCCGACATCCTGCAGCGCATCCAGCAACTCCGCGACGGCGCCAGCACCACCGTGGCCGAAACCACGCTCATCAACACCGGCGACACCGGATTCCTGGGCGCATTCAGCGAATCGGCCCGGCGCGATGCGGTCATCAAAAAACTGCAAGCCCAGGCCAACGAACTCGACGCGAGCGCCAAATCAATGGGCGAAAGTTTCGACAAGGCGTTCGGCCTGGCCGGGGCATCGGCGCGGCGGGCCAGCCCGGCGAGCCAGGTGCTGGCGGACATAAAACCGGCCACCGACAAAGCCGCCGAATCCACCAAGCAATTCAACCAACACCTCCAGGCCAACGCCAAAACCACAAAAGAGGTAAAAAGCGAACTGGACAAATACCTCGAAGGGCTGCAAAAGCAGGAAACCCTGCAAAATAAAATCCGGCAGGCGGCGGCATCGATGGGACTTTCGCCGCTGGACTCGTTGCCCCAGGCGGGCACCGGCCCGGTGCAAAGTGTGGGCGCACCGCAAGGGCCTGAATTTTCGAGTTTTGCGGAGGGCATCGTGGCGGCCGTCACACCGGCGCAGGCGGCCATCCAGGCCCTCAATACGGACCTGATGACCTTCAACGAATTGTTCACCCTGGTATCTCAATCAGTGACTGAAAACGGCGGCGTAATGAGCCAGGCCGTGTTGGCGGCATCGCAGGCCATGCAGGAAGCCGCGGCCAACGGTGAAAGCAATTTCAAAAGCCTGGCGGCGGCGGCCATCGGTGCGGCGGCAAAAATCGTGCGGGCATACATCCAACAAGGTGTGGCGGCGGCGGTCGCCAAAGCACTGGCACAATTCCCTTTCCCGGCCAACATTGCCATCGCCGGGGCGGCGGGTGCGCTGGCGGGCGCTGCGTTCAACAAGTTACTGAGCGCCATAAAAGTGCCGGGGTTCGCCCTGGGCACAGAATATTCGCCCAAAGGCATGGCGCTGGTGGGCGAACGCGGCCCGGAACTGGTGAACCTGCCCCGGGGCTCGAAAGTGGTGCCCAATAACAACCTCCACCGCTACATGGGCGACGGAAACAACGTGCATGTGCAGGGCACATTCCGCATCGCCGGCAGTGACCTGGTGGTGGTGCTGGAAAAGCAGCAATCGCGCATGAATAGAACAAGGGGTTTTTGATGGTGTACGTGGTACTTTTTGGCATCTATGCCGCCACTTTCTACGTCGGCATGGCATCGGATTTTTTACCTGAAAATTGAATCAATGGCCACCAGATTTAAATGCACGGCATTTTATACCCAACACGGCAACCGGTTTTCGATTTACATCGATGACGCGGATTTCGTGGGCAGCGTAACCGAATTTGCAAGCGGCGCCGACGGCTTCACCCTTGCCCATGAGGGCAAGTCACGCACGCGCATGGGCACGGTGATGGGCAGCAACCTGGATTTTGGTGTGGCGCTGTCGCCCACCGAATCGAATTACTCGAGCCTGCTGACCCTGGTGAATGACCTGGCGGGCGCTGAGGAGGGCCGGTTCACGGTGAAAGTGACGCGGGGCACGGGCGGGTCGGAGGTGATGCACTGGGTGGGCTATGTGTTGCCGGATCTGTCGCGCCTGGCTGATGTGAAAACGGTGCAGGAATTCAGGATATCATGCACCGACGGGCTGGCACGGCTCAAGGGCATCGAATACAAGGACACGGGCGCCGAGCCCGCCGAGCCATACGGCCCCGAGACCTTTCTCACCCACATCCTGAACTGCTTGAATGAGGACGCATTGAGCGCCACTTATTTCGGCTCCAGCGATGTATTTCTGCGCACGGTGGTGAATTGGCAGGAAGATGGGCACGGCACGCCTGCAACGGCCAAATGCCCACTTGCCTACAGCCGTATCAGTGGCCAGGTGTACGCCAAAGAGGACAGCGCCAACGGATGGGAGTTTGAGTCGTGTTTTGATGTGCTGGAAAAAATAGCCCTGCACTGGGATGCCCGGCTGATGTTTTCGGACGGGTGCTACCGGTTCGAACAACACAACCTCCGGGCCGGATCCACATTTGTGGAGCGGCGGTTCACCAAATCCGGCACGCTGTCGTCGTCGGCGGCGGCGGCGTTTTATGAGAAGGGCATTGCGCAGGATATATTCGGGGCGCGGCTGAGCGGCGGCAATTATGACTGGTTGCCGGCGCTGAAAAATGTGGACATCTGGTATGATCACCGCACGGCGCGCAACCACCTGGAGACGTATCAAAACCGATGGTACAAATTCGGGCCTTACTACAACGTGCCCCTCACCATCAAACAACTGAAATTTGATACCGATACCTTTATGAAGGTATCGGGCACGCTGAAAATACACGTAACCGGCCCGGATGCAAGCAACACCAGCACCCCGACGGAACAGTGGCGGCAGTTGTTTTCGATGCGCATTGTGATCAATGGCACATCGTACTGGCTGAAACGCGACAGCCACATCGTGACGCCGTTCAACCTGGTGGAATACGACAACCCGACCTGGGAAACGGCATTTAACAAAATCGACATTTCCACGGATTTTGTTTTTACCGGCGAATTCAACGGCACCGTGCCGTTTGAATTCTGGACACCTGAGATTCCGGCCGGCGGCACCGAAATAGAGGTGCATTTTGTGGAGGAACAGGCGGTGGACCGCTTCGATGCGGTGGTGGTGACTACGGTGGTGGATTGGTCGTTTGAAAACCTGCTGCTGACATTTGCAGGCAGCGATACGGCGGCGGCATTCGAGGCGAAACGGCGCTACATTGCCAATAATTCGACGACGGGAAATTCGGCGGTGATCGAAGTGCAACACGTTTTCGGGCATGCGGTGAAGCCGTGGACCCAGCACAAAATCGAAGTGAGCAGCGACGGCAGCACCTGGGTGGACAGCACCGGCACCTGGCATGTGGATGGTGTGGCGGGCGATGCTCAATTCGGCGAACTGGCAGCACTCGAAATGCTGGCAGCGCAGGCGGTGCCGGTGCGTGTGTATGTGGGCGAAATGAAAGGCACAAGCCCGTTCGCCCATTACCGGTTCACCACATCGGGTGATTCTTTTGCGTACCTGCTTATGCGCGGTTCGTTTATGGCCCGCGATGAAATTATGAGCGGTGAGTGGGTGTTTGTGGCGCTCAACCGCGACATCGTGGTGAGCGATGGCGGCACACATTTTCCGGAAAATCCGGGCGACACGGGCGGCGGCGGCACGGGCACGGGATTCGGCAAGGGCAAAACGGGCGCCTTCACCGCCAACGGAAAGGTGCCTGTAGGCAATGCGTCCAATGTGGCGGTGGCGCTGCTCACGCACAACTACAGCGCCACGGCGCTGGCTGCGGGGGCCATCACTACGCTGCCCCTGCAATATGCGGTGAAGGCGAAAGCCTATGAAAACGGCGACGAAATCAACATCCTGAACCCGCAAACCGGCAAACTGGTGACGCTGACCGTGACGGCCGACAGCGCCCAGGGCGACACCTCGCTGAGTGTATCGGGTACGATGCCCGAGGTGTTCCCCAACAATTCCATCGTGAACTATTCGGCCCTGAACAAGACGACCACGCAGGGCGGGCCGTCGTCGCCGGCCAACTACTGGACCCTGACCACGGGCGGCGACATATACAACAACACGGGCGGCAATGTGGGCATCGGTACAGCGGGCGCGGCATCGCGCCGTCTGCATGTGGCCGGTGCGGTGCGCATCACCGGGTCGGCGGGCACGCCTACGGGTGTGCTGGGCCGCGATGCCTCTGGCGACCTGGCCAACGTGACCATCGGCTCGGGCCTTTCGCTCACCGGGGGCGTGCTGGCCGCCACTTCGGGCGGAGGCGGCACGGTGACCAGTGTGGGCCTTTCTCTTCCTACGGACATTTTTGATGTGAGTGGCTCGCCGGTGACTACGGCGGGAACCCTGACCGCCACGCTCGACACGCAGACGGCGAACACGGTGTGGGCCGGCCCGACCACGGGCAGCCCTGCTGCGCCAGCGTTTCGGGCGCTGGTGGCGGGGGACATCCCTAACCTGGATGCCTCGAAGATCACCACGGGCACGCTGCCCATCGCGCGGGGCGGCACGGGCCTGGCGGCGCTGGGCACGGCGTTGCAACTGTTGCGCGTGAATGCGGGCGCCACGGCGCTGGAATACTTCACGCCGACCTACCTGACCGCCAACCAGACGATCACGCTGAGCGGCGACGTGACGGGCTCCGGCACCACGGGCATCGCCACTACCATCGCGGCCAATGCGGTGAGCAATGCCAAATTCAGGCAATCGGCGGCGCTGAGTGTGGTGGGCAATGCCACCAACGCCACGGCCAACGTGGCCGACATCACGGCGGCGGCGGATGGCAACGTGTTGAGGCGCTCGGGCACGGCCATTGGCTTCGGAGCGATCAATCTGGCGAGCAGCGCCGCGGTGACTGGAAATTTGCCGGTGACAAACCTGAACAGCGGCACGGGTGCGAGCAGTACCACATTCTGGCGCGGCGACGGCACCTGGGCGACACCTCCGACGTCGTCGGGCATCACGGGCACGCTGGTGGCCACGCGGGTGCCGTTTGCGCTCACTACGTCGAGCCTGACGGACGACGCGGCTATGACGTGGAACAACACCACCAAGCGCCTGCAAATCGGCGTAGGCGGCACGCAGGCGGCCTACCTGAACCTGATGACAAGTACCGCACTGACGGCGGCCACTGAATTCCTGCGCGTGAGTGCGGCGAACACATCGAACAACATCGTGACGATGCTGAACACCGACAACACGAACGCCAACAGCAACATGCTGCTCAGCCTGGCCACGGGCGGCACGCTGGGTGGCGATCCGGCGGTGCAATTCACTGTGAGCGGTGCGGTGAGCCATGCCATCGGCATCGATACGAGCGACGGGCAAAAATTCAAGATCACGCCGGGCGCAGCGTTGCCGGGCGGCACTGCCAACCGCGGCCTCATTGTGACGAATGCGGCCACCTCCAACGTGGGCATCAATAAGGATGCCCCGGTGTTGCCTTTGGATGTAAACGGCATAGCACGGGCGAATCTGCTGTCGTATGTGCAAAGCAATCCAACGGTGGTTTTTGGTACGGGTGCGGGCACTGGCGCCACGGGTAGTTGCCTGGGCGGCGCCAACGGATTTCAAATCACATTCACCACGGGCACCACCCCGACGGCGGGCGGCATTGTGTTTTCTGTTACCCTGCCCACGGCGTTCCCTGCTGCCCACCAGTTTGTGGCCGGGGCGCGCAATGCTCAAGCGGCGGCGGATTTGAATAAATTGTACGTGTCGGGCTTTACGACGTCGTCGTTTTCGGTGACGAATGCCAACGGGGCGCTCGCAGCGAGCACACAATACGTTTTCTATTATGTGGGCGTTGGTTACTGATTACGATACACCCGAACGGTATGCGCCCGCATTGATAAAACATTGATTAACTTTGTAAAAATCTATCAAAAATGCCTCTTACTGCAGACGTCAACTATGTCATCGAATCGGGCTCGTCGGCCCTGTTCAGGTACAACACTACGGAAATACTGTGTGCCATCGCTGTATCGGTGGATGACGTGGTGGCGGTGGATATCCAGGTGTGGAACACCACGCATGATGTGCTTTATGGATCCAGTACCGCAAGGTTTACCACCACGGAAATCGATGCCAAGAGCAGCGCAGAAAGCGGCGAATCGGCGGTGTTCCGCAACTGCGTGGAGCAGTGTGTGGCGGATCACCTGGATGCGCTCACGGGGAACGCTTCGGTGACGTTCACGGTGTCGGCTTAAATCACTCACTCAAAATTTTATAGCATGTCACAAAAAATTATGTTTTCTGAAAGCCTGGCGGCCGAGGTGCGGCGCCGGGTGGACCTTTGGAACAAACACCAGGTGGAAATCAATAACTGGCTTGATACGGTGATGACCGTAGCCGCTGAACAGGGCGGCGCATCGGGCAAACGGGTGGCCATGAATGCCGAAATGACGGGCGTGGTGGTGATAGAGGATGAAGCAGCCGAAAACATGGACCCGGTGCCGATGGAAGCCGTAGAAATGCCAAAACGAAAAGGGGAAAAATAATTGCCAAAAGCGCCGAAATTTGTAATTTTCGGCATGAAATTGTAGCATTCTATGCAAACGAACACGAAAATGGACCCGTCTATCATCGAGCATGTCAAACACCACTCTCCGGGTGTGTTCGGGGCGTTGCTCTATTACCTTTATATGCGGGTGTACCACGGGGTGCCGCTGCGCAAATCGCTGGTGGCTCTGCTGGCGGGTTGCCTGATGGCGTCGTATTTGGGCCCCCAGTTTTCGGCGTGGTTTCCGGCTTCGAATCCGGGCACGGTGGGGTTTTTGGTGGGTTTCCTGGGCATGAAGATTGCCGAGGCGTTCGTGGCGGTGGATGTGAAGGGTATTGTGAAAAAAGGGATAGAAAAACCGCTGAAATGATGAATTCACCTGCACCTGAACAAGTGACCCACAAAGGGGTGGAATTCCTGATTGATCGGGATTTGAAGGTGGTGCGTTTTCTGACTACCGGGGTTTTTTCTGAAATGCTGGCGGCGGTGTGTGTTTGCTGGGCAGCGGTGCGGGGCTGGCTGATCGTTATTGAATTGGTGTGCAAATGTGATTGTAAATAAGTAAGTGGCTGTTTTTTCGGGCCTCCGGCGTTTGCCGGGGGCTTTTTTTGTGGGTGGGGGTGTCTGCCGGGGGCAACAAAAAGCCCCGCTACTTTGCAGCAGCGAGGCGGTGTAAGATAGACCATTTATGCCGCTATTGAATACGGTGGTAGTCTCGAATGATGAATTTTCCTAAAACAGAATGCCCCTCACGATAAGCATTTGGAAAAACAAAGGTTCGGTCAAACTCAACGGTTTTAATTTCAGTATAGATAGCGTACTGAACAGGGAAACGACGTAACAGCCATGCTGGAAAATTCTCCTGTTTAAAATGCTGCCACCACGTTTTAGGGTGCTTGAAAGTAAATTTTACCGTCACATCCTTTTGCACCTTATCCCCAAACATTTCCCTTTGTATCCGCACCATGTATTGCCCGAAAGCCTGCCTTACGTCGAAAGCCATTGATGCAAATTCGTGAGGGTTCACGGAAAACTCAAAAACCTCTTTTACGAGATTTAGTACGGTTTCGTCACTTTTAAAATCTGATAATGGGTCAAATTGATTGTTCATTGCTTTAAATTTTATCGCCGCGCTTGGTGTTTTCACCAAGGGCATGGCGGAGTGAGTGGTTTTAGCCTGGCATTCCGCCTTACGTGTGCTTGGTGAAAACACCAAGCACGGCGGCTAACTGTCGCCCGCCGACAGTTGCGCTAAGGGGCGCAACTGCGGGCGGGCTTGGAGTTA